GACGTTGACACCACAGGCGTAACCGATGGCCAAGTAATTGCCTACGATGCAGCCGCACAGGAATGGCAGCCAGCAGATGACGCGGGCGGCGTTACTCAGTTAGGCCAGTTAACTGACGTGCAATTTGGTCAGGGCGGCCCTGAATCGGGCGACCTTTTAAAGTACGACGGCAGCGAGTGGACGAATGACAGCTTAACAAAAAGTGAGATTGGGCTTGGTAACGTGGACAACACCAGCGACGCAAGCAAGCCTGTCAGCACGGCCACGCAAACCGAGCTAAACGCCAAGGCCAACAGTGCCGACTTTAGCAACGTAGATAATACAAGCGACGCGGATAAGCCATTAAGCACAGCGACACAAACGGCACTAAATGCAAAGGCCGATACAAGCGCAGTGCCTACGGATTTAAACGACCTGAGCGACGTGAGCATAGTAGGCACGCCCGTAGGCAATCAGGCGCTAATCTATGACGCGACAGCGGGCGCGTTTAAATCGCAGGTCAGTTACACCAACCGTTTCGAGGATGAGGTGGAATCAGGTTTATACATTCCGACCATATACGCCGAGCGCGGATATTCTGTAAAGTCAGAAGGCGACGGCACTTTCATCGACCCATCGCCCGACACGCCAACAGCGGGCAAGGTTATACAGCGCAAGATTTACCACAAAACTGGTTTTATCAGCGACTCGGATGTGATAGGAGACTACACTTTAATCCACACCTTTGCAGACGATACAGCTTACGCGGATACCCTGGCCGTGTTTGACGCGTTCGAGGATGGCGCAACCTATGGCGTGCCACCGTTCACGTTGTTTCAAACGTGGGAGGAGGTTACAGCAGCCCCATCGTTCACGGGGTTGCTCAACGAGACCTACGGAAGCGGAGCGGAAGCCGCGTATTCAACGCGAAGGCTCAACGGCAATGTAACCGAGTGCATGGTCATTCGCAGAGCATCGGACAGCACTACCACCACGATAGGCTTTGACGTTTCAGGGAACATTGACGAAAGCGCAATAAATACGTTTTGTTCGGGAACTACTTGCACCGTCCAAACATGGAAAGACCAAAGCGGAAACGGGAACGATGCGACGCAGACAGACCCAACGAAGCAACCGACCATTTACACGGGTGGGGCGATTGTGAAGGAAAACGGACGGGTAGCGGTGCAAAGCGATGGCTCAAATGATATACTGCAAACAAGCGACCTTGCTTTATCAAATACAGAATTGAGTTTCTTCGGTGTTGCTACGAATGATTTTGCAACAAATCAGACGGAAGGGCTTTGGGGCAGTCCTGGGGCAGCAAATGTTGCGCCGTCTTTGTTGCGGTATCAAAACCTAAAACATCAGGCTGTATTTGCTCCTTTTAGTGCCGTTGATTTTGGACTCGCCGACACTTCGCAGCATTTGTTGACGATGATATACGACACGCAAAGAAAAGCGGCTCAAGACGGGAGCGCATTTGCCACGCAAGCGGGGTCTTTGGCGTCTTTATCCGTTATTGGATTATTCAGTAGAGGAGATACCTACGCTTGGACGGGTAATGCGCAAGAGTTTATTTTCTACGCCTCTGATAAAACCACCGACCGCACCAGCATCGAATCCAACATCGGCGACTACTTCACCCAAAACACGCCACTACTTGACACGTACAGCGGTGCAGCTGCTGCGTATTCTTTGCGTCGGCTTTCGAGTACATACACAGGTGACGCGGTAGAGGTTTACAACGGGAGCAGCTACGCGGATATAGGGTTTAACGTATTCGGTGAACTCGATACGGTTGCACTGGCAGACCACTGCGGTTCATCCGATGGGTTTGTATCGAAGTGGTATGACCAAAGCGGAAACACGAACACGGCAGCGCAAACGACTACATCTAATATGCCGAAGATTTACGACGGCAGTACGGGCGTGGTGACGGAGAACGGAAAGCCTTCCCTTAACTTTAAAGCGGGTGATTTTATGAGCGATACAGGTTGGAATGGCGCTTCGACTAGTTATATTTTCAACGTCCTTAAATCCAATGGCTCTGAATCAAGTCCACGAATTGCAGTCGATGTTGGTTCATCTGTCGAGTACTATGGTTTAGGAATTAACGGTAATTCGGGAGCAAGCAGCGCGGGAATTGGTAGCTTATCGCAATTCAGTAACGGAACTTCAATCGGAATAACGCGTAACGATATTTGGGACGCGCTGCAATCGCAAAGCGTTCTAACCGTTTCGGGTGATTTTAGCAGTTGGACGGGAGGATTTGGATTGACTCGAAGTGGTCAGAAAATGTACACTTTTGCTCAGGAGTTTATTATTTATAATTCCGACCAATCCGCCAACCGCACCGACATCGAAGACAACATTAACACCTTCTACAGCATATATTGATGAACGGATTTATCATAGTCCTACCAACGGACACGCAGACAAGCGAACGGAGAGCGTACCAAATCACGCGAGAGCTGTACAACATCTCCCGCCCCGTTTTGATACAGGCGGAAGGCGAAGCGGCTTCGACCGTGTTTGGTATTATCGTACACCCTGACGGAGTGCAGAACGCTTTGCAGGTTGACACGGATTATCTTATCAACGTACACCCTGCGGCAAACCTCGAGCGCCTTGTGGCTTGCTTTCCTGAGCTGTCGAACGACGAGCGGTATAGCCTCAGCAGCTACGTGCAGGTTAATCAAAAGTTTCCTTTCGGGCATATCGTGCCGAGCGATACGACGATTCGAACACAGGAGTACATGGATGAAAATGGATGGTTTCCTGAATCGCCTGAAGGTGAAATTTAAAAGCAGTAAATTGCACGCATGAAGGTAACATTACAAAAACCATACAACAAAAACGGCTGGAAATGGTCAGCGGGCAAAGTTGTAGACGTTTCAAATAAGTTTGCCGCAAAACTTAAAAAAGGCGGGTATTTAGATAAGCCCGAAAAAAAAGAATCAAAAAAAATTAAAGAGTAATGGCACAAACAACAGGCATTATAAATTCGTCAAGTATTCGGGTATTCCTTGGAACAACTGACGATTCGGAGGTAGTAATTGACCACGTAACTGAGTGCAGTATTTCCATGACTACGGACATGAGAGACATAACGACAAAGACAAGCGCGGGATATCGTGAACTTTTGCCCGGGTTAAAGTCGGCCAGCATGAGCGTTAGCGGCCTTTTTGCAGAGGACGCAACCAACGGTTACAACCAACTCATCGACCACCAACTTGCAGGCGACAAGCTTTTTGTAATCTTCACAAATACAGGAGGCGGAGCAACTGCAAACGCAGGCGACGAGCAATTTGATATTGAAGGTTATATTTCAAGCCTTGAGCAAACCGCAGGCGTAGAAGACAACGTTGGCTTTTCTATGACTATCGAAGTAACGGGCACAGTTGTACGTGAGGTGATTGCGTAATATCTTTGCCCTATGGTAGAGATAAAACTAGACGGTAAAACATTCCCAATACGTGCAACTATGCGCGCTTGGCGAAAGTTTGAAGATGCGACAGGTAAAAAGGTGGCAGACGTTGACAGCAACGACGTTACTTTGATTCCTGAGCTGGTTTATTATTTTGTGCAGGAGGGTTGCAAAAACCAAGGGATGGCGTTCGAAATGGACGTTGATGATTTCTTTGGTATGATAGAAATATCAGACTTGCAAAAACTCAGCGAAGCCGTGGCGAAAGTCATGGGCGGCACACAAAAAAAAACAAAGGCCAAGGCAAGCCGTTGACGTGGGATGAAATTGAAGAAATGGGGTTAGGCCAGTTGCGTCTAACCCCTTTTTTGCTTTATGGTTTAACGTTCTCAGAGTTTGGCAACGCGATGGCGGGGCACTACAAAGAAATCGAGGAACGGGAAAGAGCGGAATGGGAGCGCACGCGGTGGCTTGCAGCTATCACAATCAACCCACACGTAAAGAAAAGAATAACACCGAAAGACCTTGCAACCTTCCCATGGGAGAAGAAAGAAAAGGCTGCCGACGGAATTGGTATCTTGCGACAGTTAGCAAAGTAACAGCATGGCAAAATTAGGCGATTTAATAGTAAGAGTTGGCGCGGATACGACTCAGCTGAACAAGAAACTTGGCGACGCACGCAAAAGCATAGCAAAGAATACGCGAGAGATTCAGCAGCTTGGCCGAAATATGACCGTCGGCATAACTGCGCCGCTGGCTTTAATGGGTGCAAGCAGCGTGCAGGCATTCCGCGAACAGTCCAAAGCCATTGCACAGGTTGAGGCGGGCTTAAAATCTACAGCGGGACAGGTTGGAATGACTTCGCAGGAGTTGCAAAATATGGCAACCGATTTGCAGAACAAAACGCTGTTTGGCGATGAGGTTATTTTGAAGGATGCAACGGCACAGCTTTTAACGTTTACCAATATTACCGGCGAGCAGTTTGCACGAACGCAGGCGGCGGCCCTTGATTTGGCGACGCGGTTAGATGGCGATTTAAAAAGCGCGTCTATTCAGTTAGGTAAGGCGCTAAACGACCCAATTGCAAACCTTAGCGCGTTGAGCCGTTCAGGTATCCAATTTAGTAAAGAGCAAAAAGAGGTTATTAAATCGCTTACGGAAACGGGCCGACTTGCTGAGGCGCAAACGTTAATTCTTGACGAACTAAATAAGCAGTACGGAGGTAGTGCAGAAGCAGCAGCCCAGGCCGACGGAGGATTTACGCAGTTGGCTAATTCATTTGGTGACTTACAGGAAGAAATTGGCCGCTTGCTTGTCGACTATTTACGGCCTATCGTTGACCAGTTGAAAACGTTTGTGCAGTTCTTGCAAGGCACAAGCGAAGGCACAAAAAACGTGGCTTTAGCAATTGCAGGAATTGCCGCAGCCATCGGCCCTGTTCTGCTGATTTTGCCGAATTTGATAAGCGGAATAAAAGCGGCGCAGGTGGCTTTTAAATTTTTAAACGCTACAATGTTGGCGAATCCCTTTGCGCTTGCTGCCACGGCCTTGGCGTTGGTCGTCACGGGCATTATAATGCTCACAGACGAAACGACTAAAGCAGTAACAGCAGTCGACGCCTTAACCGAGGCAAACAAGAATTTAACGCTTGAGGAACAGAAGCGAAATATTGAAGTGCAAATTGAGCAACAGAAAAAACTTGTTGAGCAATTAGAAGCCGAGAAAGCCGCAAAAGATAAGATAGCCGAAAAGTTTGGCGGCAAAGCAATCAAAGAACAGAAGGAAGCAAACGCAGCATTTGCCACAGCTAACAGCGAGTTGGCTACAATGAATACGATGCTGGACGAGGTCAATAAAAAGCTCGAAAAGACGCCCGTAATTATTGAGGAAATCAAGGACGAAACAGAGGACTTAACTACGAAATCGCGCGAGCTTAAAAACACTATCGGGTTTTTGATTAACGAGCTTGAGGAAGTACCAAGCGAGAACATTTGGAAACCAACAGAAGACGGTGCAAAGGACTTGACGCAGACGCTTGGCGGGTTAATGAATATGCTCGAGGAAATACCAGCGGCAACGGTTGACACGCAGCCGCTAACACAGGCAGAACAAGACTTTGAGGATTTTGCTGAATCAGTAAGTAAAGCAATTGAGACAGCAGCGGAAAGCGCGGCCATAGGCTTCGGCATGATGTTGGGCGAAGGCATTGCAACAGGTAAAGGCATGAAAGGCGTGGGCGCTATGTTGTTAGGCGTTTTTGCAGATTTAGCCATTCAATTGGGAACGTTGGCAATTGGCTACGGTATTGCCATCGACAGTATTAAAGCGGCTTTAGCCAGTATAAACGGAGTTCTTGCGGTTGCTGCTGGTGTTGCGCTTGTTGCATTAGGTGCAGGAATCAAAGGAGCAATTACCAAACGCGCAGAAGGTGCAGGCATTCCAGCCTTCGCCGATGGCGGTATAGTTTCAGGCCCTACGCTTGGCCTTGTGGGTGAGTATCCCGGCGCGAAAACCAACCCCGAAGTAATTGCACCACTTGACAAATTGCGGGGTATGTTAGGCGGCCAGCATGTACAAGTGACGGGCAAGATTTCAGGCCGTGATATACTTTTAACGAGTGAAATGAGCAGTATAGACCGTAACCGCGTAAGGGGATACTAATGAGTACAATAAGATTTTTCGGAGAGTTTCGGGATGAAGTAGGTACAGATTGGCGAATCAATTTGCACGACACTAATTATAACGGCACAAGCAACGAGATAACGTTAGGCGCTGAGGGTTTTACATTGCGCTACACGGGCGACAGTGAAAACCGTTTTCAACCTATCATTGGTTCATCAGTTACATTCACCGTCCTAAACGATGGCGGACAATTCGAAACGTTTTTAAACACTGTTTTTCCTGCTGCTGAGGAAGGGCGTATGCAGGTGGAAATTCGCAAAGACCCTGACAATACGGATTTACTTTATTGGGCTGGAGTTGTGGCAGCCGAGCAGATAGAACAAGAGGACGCGCCAGCGCCTAACCTTGTAAATCTTACAGCATCGGACGACTTAGCAAACTTAAAAGACACAAAATTTATACAAGAGTCAGGCTCAAGCACTATCGTATATCCCGCACGTGCTGCAATTATGTCAATCATGACACAAATGCGCACAACAGTACACTGGGGCGCGGCGGATGCTTTTTTTAGGTATGTTAATGATGTACAGTTTGAAGATTACACAGGCGCGGATTGGCTGAAGGACGTTTTTTTATCTTCGCCTACAATCACGGAAGACTGTGAAATTTATGACGGTGAGCGCGGTTATAACAGCTTCGAAATTTTAGAAAGCATTGCGGCCAGTCTTAACGCGCGAATTTTTCAATCCAACGGATATTGGTGGTTTATTCCAGTGAATTGCCATCTACGTGCAGCAGATGGCGACGACTGGACGACTGATTTAAAACAGCTGAACTTAGCAGGCGCACAGGTAACGGTTACCACAGCGCAAAGCGCCGAACTTACTGCTGGTTATATCAATGAAGTCGATAGCGATTTTGTGAAAATGGCAGGCGGCACAATTTCAAACCTGCCGCCATACAAAAGAGTCAGACGCGTACGCAGGTACAAGGGCAATGATTGGATTTTTTCGGATTACACCACGGGAATAACTACGGGCGATAATGTAGTTTTCGCAGATACAGACCGCACTTATATTGAAAATTTACAGTTTAATATTTCGGGAAGCTGTCAGATACTATTGCCGTCACAGAGTTTCGAAAACAATCCCTTTAACAATGCTGTCGTGCAGGTGCAAATGACCATAAAATGCGGCACACTTTACTACACAAATACAGGTTGGGGCACGTCAGTCGGAGAGTATGCGCAGGCCATTGCACAATTTCAACGAGGCGACGGAATCGACGGCGCTTTCACGTGGGGCGTAACCACGGACGAGCTACCAAGCCAGCAAGACGGGCTTGATGTTACTATACAAGTGCGCATTATCCAAGTACCCAGCACGGACGTTACAAGCGACTACACAGCTACGGGCGTAATGATTTTAATAAGTCAACTGCTGCTTAGTGACGACCAAGGTTTACTCGGCGATGGGCTACTATATGAAGCGGTTACCACACTCGACAACAAATTAATTTTTGACCAAGGCGAGTTTTTCCACGGCGACCCAACTACAAGCCAATTCAGTACGCCAATTTATTACGTCAACGAATCAAACTATACAATTGACGGAATTGATAACGAATATGTAAGCAGCCAAACAACCAGCGCCCTGCCTTTACATAGGTTAGGCGTACAGGAGGCACTAAGCGGCGGCCAGTTTCCTATACCGATAAAGCGCGGGCAAATATATGGGCGTTTGTTTGAGATGTGGCAAACGATAAAGGAAGGCACGGAATATTTTGCACCGTTTTGCTTTGATGCAGTATTGAACAGCAGACAGAGCAACGTGCAGCGGTGGCAGCTTGTTTTTGATACCACTAACATAACAACTAACGAAGCTATTTTAAACAATGACGAGGACACGTTACAGACTTCAATGCTACGCAATGCCGTAGTGCAAAGCACTTCTGAATTGTTTGAACAGGTGCGGCAATTGCGTGCGGGTGAATTAAGCAACTTTTGCGACGTTCGTACTATTCAAAACCGTAGCGCTTCAAATAATTATGTGCTACAAAACGACACGCATTTATTTAATAGCTGGATAGGTAGTAACGGCAGCGGCAACCTTTATTTACCGATTGTAGCAAATAGCGAAGGGCGAGTTATTCAGATTCACAGCGATGACACAATAGCAGCAAATAAGTTTGTCAAGCTCTTGCCAAACGTAACAGATACAAGCGCAACAATAGACGGCGCAGCTAGTTACAGCTTTGACCGCGCTTATGACGGCATTACTATATTGTGCCACAATTCGAATTGGTATATCATACAGAAAAAAGAGAAGTAATGGAATGGGAATTTGTGGCAATAGTTTTGCCTGTGGTGGCGGGTTTAATTGGCGTATGGGTTAACCTAAACAGCACGGTGGCACGTCTAAAAAGCCGCGTGATACAGTTGGAATTAGACAGCAACGAAATTAAAAGCGACATGAAAGAACTACTGGCCAGCGTCCACAAAATCGAGTTAATGATAGCAAAGCTGCAAAAATGATTTACATTATATTAGCCACCATAATCGTCAACGTTCTATACAAGGCTCGCGAGTACGGCAGGGCAGACGTTGCGGATTTAATTATAATGGTCGCAGCAAGCGCAATTTTACTAACGTGAAATACTTTAACTATCATGAATTCGACAGCCCCGACGCAATCGGCAGCGGCGAACACATGATGGACGACGATTTTTTGCAGATGTTAGACCGCGCTCGCCACTTGGCGGGCGTTCCTTTTCGTATAAACTCAGGTTACAGGACGAAGGAACACAACAAGAAAATAGGAGGCAAACCAAACAGCGCCCACACCATGGGTTGCGCGGCTGACATACATTGCACAGATTCACGTGCCCGGTGCTACATACTTGGCGCACTTCTCGAAGTTGGTTTTAATCGTGTAGGTATTTCAAAAACCTTCATTCATGTCGACAACAGTTACGACGCGAGCCACGACGAGGATGTAATATGGTTATATGACTAAGGACATACGCCCACGGATTAACGCCCAGCAGAAACGGGCACTGGACTACCTGAGAACAAAGGAGCGGCGTATTTTGGTTATAGGTGACTTACATTGTCCGTTCGAGCTTGACGGATATTTTGAGTTTTGTTTGGACACCTACGACCGCTTTGCCTGCAATCAGGTCATTTTTATCGGTGATATTCTCGATAACCATTATGCGTCATACCACGAAACAGACGCCAACGGAATGAGTGGAGGGTACGAACTACAGGAGGCGATAAAGCACGTCGATAAGTGGGCGCAGGCGTTTCCGATTGCTGACGTCATTATAGGCAACCATGACAGGCTAATAATGCGCAAGGCGTTTAGCTCATCAGTGCCACGCGAATGGATTAAAGACTATAACGAGGTGTTGGGCACGTCATGGAATTGGGTCGAGCGCATTGAGTACGACGGCGTTCAATTCGTGCATGGGGAAGGTGGAACAGCGCGCACGAAGGCAAAAAACGATATGCAAAGCACGGTACAGGGGCACATACATACGCAGGCATATGTTGAGTGGCTGGTAGGCAACCGCAGCAAGATATTCGGGATGCAGGTAGGTTGCGGCATCGACCGCGACAGCTATGCAGCGGCTTACGCCAAGCACTACAAAAAACAGGCGATAGGCTGCGGTGTCGTCATCGGTGGCCACACTGCCATAAATTGTTTGATGCCGCTTTAATACCTTGCAGGAAAATTTTACAACATGGGATTATTAATACAGACGTATTGGGCCGAGATTGTTTTGGCTCTTATGGCATTCGTGAAGGTCATTGTAAACCTCACACCAACAGAAGCAGATAACAAGGTCTTTGGATGGCTAGACACGCTTATAAATGCAATCGTTAGCGACCGTAGGAAAGCGCGAAGAAATGATTAACTTAGCAAACTGGTAGTAGTTTGTTTCATAGAGATTGATTAAAGAGCCTCCAAACGTGGGGGCTTTTTTTTGTGCCCAAGAAAAAAAAATCAAAGTTTTTTACGAAAAAGCTTGCGTAACGAAAAAAGATGCGTATCTTTGAGGCATGGAAACACTAACCACCCTCCAGCGCCAATCGCGCATTGCACTCGAAGATGTGCGAACACAGGTTGCAATCTGCAACGAGTTGAACAAGAAGGTAACTGCCGAACCAAGTTTGGCGGATGTCCTTAAGAAAGCCAACGAGCGGCTTGAGTTGCTCAAGGCTCGATGGAGCGAAGCAGGAGATGCGGCTTGGGCAGTAAGCAAGAAGAAATTTTTTCCTGACATGCAATACAATCATCGTTTGATTTGAATTTGCAATGCCCTTCGGGGCTTTATTTTTTTACCATGTGGCGCGAAGGATACGACTACCCAGCAGACGACGAAGACGAAGGCCGTGACTACTACGAAGAGGCCGACGAACAACACGACAAACACCAAGACGAAAAACTAGACCAATGAACAAACCAATTTGCGTGCGCAGCAGCGTACAAGTAACAGCCCCGCAGTCATTCAACCAATGGCAGCAAGACCTAGCCGAGGAACGCGAGTTTCTGCGCCTGATTGACAAAATGAAAATGCACTTAAAGCAAAACCGAGAAAAATGAGTAACACCGATGAACTGCGGGCGCTGTCTGCGAAATACGACATGCGCCCCGACCATTTCCACAAAGACCAGCGCGGCTTCGTCATTATGACGCGTAGAGGCGTCGAACACTTGCAAGCTAAAATAAAGGCCGAGGTTCGCTTTTCTACCGTCGCTGAATACTCAGACCCAAAGGAGGGGAGATATTGCATTAAAGCGTACGCAAAATGCGAAATAGGACGGGTAGAGACGTATGGCGAAGCGAGCAAATCAAATAACCGCAATGCGTACCCTATTGCCATGGCGGAAAAACGCGCCTTATCCCGTGCCATTTTAAAGCTCGCAGGCTTCTACACTGCTGGCGTATATGGCGAAGACGAAATAGACGAATGAACCTCGACGAGTTTTTTGATAGCGTAGAGGCTGACCAAGCCGCACACGTGGAAGACGTCAAGGATTACGCTCTACACCTGCTGAGTACGTCCACGATGAAGGACGACGATGACGGGTTAGAGGATGAAATTATTGACACAGACCCAACGCCAAGCCGCTGGCGTGAGATATTCGAGCGGCTACGATTAAACCAGTTGCGTGCAATCGACTTGCCCAACTGTTCACAAACTGAATTCACTAAATCATATAAAAAACATGGAGTTAATTATTGAAGGAGTTATTAAGCGCGTTTGTAAACCGATGGAATTTGAGAGCGGCTTTCGTAAGTGCGAAGTACACGTTGAAATCCAAGATGGAAAATATCCGCAAACGTTGGCGCTGGAGTTTCTAAAGGACGACGTTGATGAGGCAGTTGCATTGCCTGAAGGCAAGACAATCAAAGCACGCTGCAACGTACGCGGTAGCGAATGGCAAAAGGACGACACGCAGCCGATGCGGGTATTTATGTCTCTAGTGCCTTGGAAGTACGAAATCGTAGAAGCTGGAGCGCAGACAGCACAACCCAAACAACCCGCAGAAGATGGCAAAAATTTCCCTTTCTGATGTGCGTTATACCGTCAAACTACCAAAGCAAAACACGCGCGTAACGTTTGAGAACTACAGCAGCTTTGAACGGTATGTTGACGACCTACGAACAAAACAAATAAGCCATGAAATCCGAATCGAATACAATGAAACTGAAAAGCTTTATAAACAAGCACTTTGAAGGGTTGGACCATTGCGCCGAAAAGTTGGGCGTATCGCGTCGCACGGTAGAAAATTACATCTACAGCAACCCGACCGGGATACTGAAACACAGCGGCCAATTGATGCAGCTCGACGGCGTTGACCCGTTCGAACTGTTCGACGTGGTAGCTGAGAACGTGGAACAAATTAACCAAAAACAAAAAGCATGATTCAATTTCATAACGGTTGGGAGCATGATTTAAAAGTCGGTCAAGACGGTGAAAGCGAATTCAGCAACTTGTTACGCGAGGGCCGACCGTTTTACACCGTTGAATGTAAACGGGATATGCAAGTGCATGAAACAGGTAATTTATTCATCGAAGTCGAGAGCCGAGGAAGTGCCAGCGGGATAGAACACACGCAGGCCGATTATTGGGCATTCATGACGCACGACAAAAAAGTTAGTATTGTCGTAGACCGTGAAACGTTGCAGAAGGTGCTAGAAGCTCACAAAGGCGACAAAGTAAAAGGCGGCGACGACATGACTAGTCTAGGCTACTTGATACAGGCGAAACAGCTAATTCGCTCAATACTGCAATTCGTTGAAGCGTAAAGGCATATATATCCCACTGGAGTTGTGGAATCTTGGCGAGCTGCACCCAAATGAACGGGTACTGCTTGCCGAGGTTGCCAGCTTCGAGGATAAGAATAAACCATGCTTTGCAGGAAACGAACACTTTGCCAACCTGCTCAACGTTTCAACGGCCACGGCACGGGGCTATATTTCCAAGCTTGTCAACGCTGGTTTTCTTGTCCGAGAGGGTGACAGATACAACAGACGACTGCGTAGAATAGCGCAAACGAGTGCGCAGAATAGCGCAGACGAGTGCGTAGATTCACGCAAACGAGTGCGCAAATCCGCGCAAACGAGTGCGCAGAATTCAGCACATACTATAACAACTACTATATCAACTACTAATACATCTACTAATAGCGCGAAAGTGTTGAATGTTGTTTTGCCGTTTCAATCGGAAAAATTTGAAGCCGCATGGAACGAATGGAAAGACTACAAACAAACAGACCACCGATTTAGATACAAATCGCCCAAAAGCGAACAGCGGGCACTAATCAAACTCCAAAATGAACACACTGAAGAAACAGACGCCATCAACGCAATTCATACAGCAATTGCAAACGGATGGAAAGGCTTGGTATTTAACTCACCCAAAGGCGGGGGAGCTAACCGCAGGCGAGCGGATAACCTTGAAAGAGATGTCAACCGCGAAAAGCTTGCAGAATTTGCAAGAACTGGACGTATCACGCCTGACGCTTCAAACGTGCTTTGAAGGCACGAACGTGCGCACGGCATTGGTATGCGACGAAGCACCAACACGCGCGGCACTTATCGGAATGTTAAGCCGATGCGTAAAGTTTATCGACGCAAATAAGACGCTTACAGAACCTGAACACATAGCGATGACCGTGAACGAGCTTGTTCAGCAATTCCCAACGTTTACGCTTGAAGATTGGCGCTTGTGCCTGTACATGATGGCCAAGGAAAGCTTTGGGCCGTACTACGAACGCCTAAAGTTGGCGCAGTTTGTCGATTGCTTCACCAAGTACGACCAACTAAAACAGCCAGTGATTCAAACCATACGCGAAAACGAACGCAAAGCCGCCGAGCAAATGCAGGCCGAGGCGATGAGGCATTTACAGCCCGAATATACGACTCAAATGAACCCAGTGGCATCGAGGGTTCACCCAGCGGATTGGATGGCAGGAGAGAGCCGCTTAACGTACACAGAGCGCGAAGAGATGAAGAACCGACAGAAAGAAACGAAATGAAGACAGTAACAAGCGTAAGCGGCGGGCAGTCGTCGGCATACATAGCGGCAAATTACCCAAGCGACTACCTTGTTTTTGCTTTGGTTACAACAGACGACGCAAAATGTAAACACCCCGACCCAATACTGCGAAAAATGGCCAGCGATAAAATTGGCCGCGACTTCATCGGCACGCTTGAGGAAGATACAATTTTGCAAACCATTTTCGAGCTTGAGCAATGGTTGCAACAGGAAATTTATTGGGTTGCTGGCTTACCATTCGAGCAGATAATTGACAAAAAAAGCGGGTATTTACCGAATATTATGGCGCGATACTGCACGACCGAAATGAAGATAAAACCAATGTTCCATTGGTGGCAAAATACGATTGGAGAACCTGTAGAAATGCAAATTGGATTCCGTCAAGGCGAAGAACGCAGGGCAAAGAATATGCTCGACAAATGTGTCGACGGCTTGCGGCAGTTTGGTAAAGTGGGATGGCAGAAGCCTGTTTTTCCTCTTATTGACAACGGCATAAAACGCGATAAAATTGTACAATATTGGGATGATATACCGTTACCATTTGCACAGCAAAACAATTGCGTGGGATGCTTTCACCGTAATGCCTTGGTGCTGCGCAAAAAGTTTGACGACCACCCGAACAAAATGCAATGGTTTAAAGAGCAAGAACAACGCACTGGCAACCAATTCAAAAGCGAAATCAACTATACTAACATTGAAAAGCATCGACCACAAACGGAAATAGATTTTTCCGATTGGTCATGTGATTCAGGATACTGCGGATTATGACACCAATTGAACAATTTTGGGCTGACCTCATGGACTCACGCCGTTACATGATAACCGAGGTCTACGGCGCTGAATGTGCAAGCCGATACCAACCGCACCACATCGAAAAGGAGTATTTCTTAAAACATAACGGCACGTTCTCAGCGCATCCAAGTGTAACAGAACACACAAAAGCGTTTTGGGTCATGTGTGAGACTCATTACACAACACAGCGCGAGGCATATCGTAGGAAGCTACGAAGTAACTGGCACAGGGTGCAGCAGTCCGATGAATACAAGATGCGACAGCGTGAACGCGAACAGCTAAAAGATTACATTAGCCAAGCAATTAACGGCAATGGCAAAGAAGCAGACGCACGCACAACTAAAGAAGAAGGTCGATGAGTGGTATAGCAAGACAATCAGATACCGTGCAGCAGACAAAGACGGTTACGCCGAATGCTTTACCTGTCACACACGTCACCATGTTGGGCATCTCCATTGCGGACATTTTGCAAGCAGGAGGCACATGGCCACCCGTTGGGACGACCCAGCCGACGGAATCGGTAACACAGCCCCGCAGTGCGTTGCCTGCAATCTGTACGACCAAGGACGGCAATGGTATTTCGGTCAGAGACTTGACAGCCTTAAGCGTGGACGAGCTGCGGAGATTATGCAGCGCGCAAAGGATAGTCGACGCTATACCCTTGCAGAACTCAGAGAGCTGCTCGATAGATATAAGCGACAGGCTAACGACCTCAGCAATGCGACGCCTGCGGTCTTACGACGACCAGCAAAAGAGAAGAAGGATAAACAAACTAAGGCGAAGGCTCGACGTTCTGTATAATGAACACAACAGCAAAAGCCAAAGCATCTTTATCCGTAAGGCTTACCGAGATGAACTGTATATCTTGACAGGGTTACACGGATATTACCGGACCTGATGGCGTACATTCCTAAAAGCAGCAGGCGCAGCCCGTGGCACAATACAAGGTTAAAGCAAGGGCAACGAGTCAACAGAGATAACCGCTACAGCTCCAAGCCGTGGCGCAAGTTGCGCTCTGCCTTCCTGCGTGAGAATCCAATATGTATCGAGTGCAGTGAACTGGCTAACGTAGTCGACCACATCACACCAGTAACACAAGGCGGTGACTTTTGGCGTGGGCCGTTTCAACCTATGTGCGACAGCTGCCACGCACGCAAGTCAAGGCTCGAACGTACTGATTTACAAGGGGGTAGGGGGTAGAGAAAACCATATGCACGTTATGAGAAAGT